CTATGCGGGGGTTTATTGTTTAGTTATTTATATTGCGCAGCTTAGCTTCTGCGCCGCAGGCTTTTATGATATCGATAAAAGTCGGGGTGCTCCGACGTAATAAAGATACATAAAATCTTCGCCTGCTGATGTGAGTTCGACATTTCCTGAAAGGTTGACTTCAATCACTGCTTGATACCGTTCTGTGGTTACTGCAGGGCCTAGGCTTGATGGTGCGAACCGTTGGTCATTGTACCATGGAAAATTGACGTTAGCCACACCAACTTGTCTTGGGAAGATTTCCGAGGGGACTGGTTGAGACAATGTCTGCCCATAATCCGGTGGAGCAACTCCAACGAAAGTGGGATTCGACCCAACACCGCCAGTGCGTGTGACGCATCCTGACAATGGTCCTAAGAACCTTTTGTTGACGCTTCCTCGCCATCCAACGTAACCGGCGGCCCAATACTGAAATGCCGTCCGGTATGAATAGATGTTCCCTCCAACGATCGTGTTTGTGGGATATATCGGGGTATTGATGCGTATATAGCCTACTGAATCCCTGTTGATGAACATTGTGGCGACAAATCGCTTGAGCAAGTACCGTACGCTCACAATGGGGTCATCGTGGAAAATCTTCGTGTGGTGAGGCATCGAGTAACACTGAACCATGGTTGTTTCCGTGACGCCTTCTGGTGCACTATCAGCAACTTCTACAGCTATTTGAGTATCTCCTCCAGACTCAAGAGTTGGCTGATATTGTTGGTACCTACCAACAGGCAACCAGGCTTCAAAATCGTCACCGCCCGCAATTGAAACAAGAACTGTAACGGGCGCAGTGGTCGATGACGAGCTGATAAGCTCGTTCATGACGTAAATCCTGAGAATACCATTGGCGATAGAATTGCTCAGATCAAAACCACCACCATAAAAATCTGTAGTGGTGTTGAGATAAGGCCTAAATGACATGTAAGGGAACTCAATGGTCAAATCGCGCTCTTTTGAAAGGTCCATGTTTATGATACGAAGCTTGTTCTGCTCAGCAATGTCAAGCAGACCTGTCGTCTCTGAATTCGCGTCATACACGAAGCGCAACATACCAGTGTGAACGGCGGAAGCAACTATTTGAAAACGCATTTTGATGCAACCGCGCCATTTTTGAAATGGAAACGTGCCGTAAGCTAAAGAAGTGGGCAAAACCACGCCTGGTGTAGTGGCAGTCGAACCCCACATTGGCATAATGGGGAATGAAGCTAACAGGTCTCCGCGAGAATTCGCTTCTGACCAGGTGAACAAATTGAAAAAGGATTCACGGGATCTGATGTAGTGCAAAGACATCTCGTCCGTACCATCCAATCCAGCCACACGCGAATCGACTACAGTAGTACATTTAGGATTGTATGCGAGTGGTGTACATTCACCTTGCCCTACGCTATGAGCAATGGGAGAACCGGCGGTAGACCAAAATCTGGAAGTGGCACCAATGGACTCAGGTCGCGAAAACCCGTAGTACAAGGCTAAGCTCGCTGCGTTTTTGGCGAAAACTGACGCAGCTGTAGCGTATGGCCCTATTACGGGGATGCTTGTAAGCACCGATGAGATTCGCTCAATCGTCTTCAACTTTGACGAGAGCTTTGTCTGCTCGGCCTCCTCGGCATCACCACTCTCCATGACCACTGATGTGGACGGCCCAGCCAGCACAAGATCAGGAATCCAGGCATAAACCGTAATTGTGGCTCTAGGGGCAGTCTCGCGCACGGTTCGCAAATTCGACACCGACTCCAGAAAAATTGTGCCAAGAGAATTCGTGGAAACCGGTCTCAAAGGGCATAGATCCTGCGGAAAGAAGAATGGCAATTTCATCTCCCCACCCGTGTTCGTTGTTGGGTTCAACCAAAGATGCTGGCGCTGGGATAATTGACCCCACACTAGCAGACTGTCTCCCGTGTCGTTGGTCGAAACGCGATTGTTACGACTGGCTACGGGGAAGGGATCATATCCAAAAAGAGCTCGCCCATATACGAACTGTTGCCCAGTGATCACGACTTTCAAATGGAGGGTACCGCGAAACCAAGCATAACCCGCCAATTTCTCCTTAATGGTGTCCGAGTTCAAATAAAGGGTCCATGGATTGAAGTTGTCCGACAACTGACCCGTGCCCCATTCATAATCAGCAATCTGTATTGGCCTTTGAAACCAATCTTTAAGCTGCATTGACGGAACGACGGACGAGTCACGAGACATGTCGTATCCAGCATGATCGTCAGCGACATGGTCTGGGCGATCGATCCGAAACATTGTCTGACCGATTGTCTCCATCGTGTTTGTAGTTTGTGTGTTGTTTGATGTAGCAGGCCTACTATGATATGACATCTCCAGAACGGCCTCATATGGAGATGCATCAAGTGGATCTAGGACGCTGGCCCTATCGCTGAATAGCGATGACTCCAAAGGAGCCGCGTCGTCGAAGCAAGGCTGACAGGGCAAGTCAATCCGTAAGTGCCCCCGTAAATCTCGAGCTTCTACCGATGGCGTATATTCGACCACCATCTCATCATGTAAGGACAATCTTTTAATCGCACGTTCTGCGTATGTCATCTGCCAATCAACTGTAGCATCCAACCGGTATTTCACCAGGATGGAGCCAAGCTTGTAGCGGAAATCATCGTAGAAATCCTCACCTCGTGCGAAAGCCTCATACAACACCGAACCTGAAGCGGCAACGATGTGTTCCTCAAAAGATATGTCGGTATAACATACCAACAAACCTTTGAACAATGACTCATCTTGAAGAGCCCCGAGGTATCTCTTCAGCGCGGAGTGCCACACAGAATTGCGCGAGAGAAAATCAACGTCTCTCATGCGTATCCGGCCTGCAGCATCTTCCAAATTTGCGTCCTTCTTTGTTGGAGTGATTTCCATGCCCATGTTCTTGAAAGCTCGCGCCATGGACTGCAAAGTGACGCGTTCATCAGAGCAACGGAGAAAAGCATCATCCCCGTAAGTCATGATTTTGCAAAACTGGGCAAAGTCAAGACGCCCTGTGACGAGATAAACAGCACAAAATGAGCGGTACATGTTGTCTATGCAATTGAATGCGGTCGTCACCCCTATTCCAGATGGATTTGAGTTGCGCAAATGAACCACCACGCCATCGTATAATGACGTTGGAAAAATCCACTGCGACAGACCCTTCTTAACATGCTGAATCCATGCGGGTTCGGCTCTGCTTCTTTCCATCAGTGTGCACACAAATCTGACAACTTCGCACTTCATGGCAGGGCTCACGTGTTGGTCGAACTTTTTGTAGTCATACTGGATAATGTCTTCTTTTCCAGTGTCGAATTCTGTAACCATATCGTTCCAACGAAGCCCCTGGCAATCCATGCCAATCGCAACACCCAAACTCAAATTAAATCGAGCCATGTGTGAGCATAACCAGCCCAAATGTTTCCGTATCCACAAAGTCAATGCCAGCGAACTCGCCTGAAACAGTCTGGCTTTCTTCTTTTGCCCAGTCAGCACGGGCTCATCCTTCAAAGTAGCTTTAAACACCTGAATCTCAACGTCCCCATCGTCAATCGATTTCTCGAATCTTTCTAGGGCCTGCCAAGCGCTTGAATGCAGCTCATAGGGGGGACTTTTACTCGGGCTCATTTTCCGCTTCTCCATGTTGTACGGATGTCCTGCCGAAGACTTCATGTTCAGAGGGTTTACGCTTTTATCGGTCAAACCATTCCGTATCTCATATTGCGTTAAAGGTCGCACATCCCGAAGGTCGGCTCCAAACGTGCCCAACAGCATTTCTCGTATCGCTGGCACGGCTTCCATGACGTAATGAGCACCACGGTGTGTTATTTGCTCCAACCCCACTGTGTAAGGCCAATTGGGCGTGCCGTCCTCGAAGTGGCGAAAAGGAGGAGGGCCAAACATATTCTGCCGCAAGCCAAAGGCGCTCTCAACGTCTTGTGCAATCAACGATGGTTTTACTTTAGACACAGGTGTTGATCTTGCATGCCAAAAACCCAAGATATCTGTCTCATCTGGGTTTTCAACGAAGTTCAAACTGTGCCTGGCATGCACAGCACCCCTCTCAACTTGAGGTAAGCCTTCAACGGTGCGCATCTCGAGATGCATCTTTGGAGCTACAATTTCATGCTTCCGCTCAAAATATTTTTGAGCACGCGCGAATTCGCTCTCCGTAATCGTCTCCAAACCACACTTGTCGTACGCTTTCCCGGCAACTAGTTTCATGACGTGCACTCCGACCAACATCTTCTCTTTCCCAGCAAAACTCACAACAGGACTTCCACAGCTACCACGCTCAGTGGTGCCGGCTTTAATGTCGTAAGTTTGCCGCCGGGACTTAACAGTCGCGCCTGGCCAATTGTACTCTGGGGGTTTGTCAATTAACACGTTGACAGCCTCAACCCTTAGGTTGTGATCTTGAAGCGTCTCTCCCTTCTTTAACAGCAACCGACAGTATCGTGTGCCTCTTGGCTCCGAACGTGGCAACAGATGGGAGACGTCTTTTATCAACCCCAGATCAGGCAAATTAAGCAACAACAAATCTTTGACTCCCACGGGGCTAATGGAATCTTTGTGAAGTTGCGTAATGGGCCGCTGCTTGCCTCCATGACGCCAAGCTTGGACATCGTAAACATCATGATCACCCTGAACTGAAAACACATGCCGAGGGCACAACCATAACGTTCCTTTAACTCCGACAATGGACACAGTCCTCCTACCTTTGGGCCCCGTAACGCATATCGAGCCCATGTTTTGAGAAAGCAC